TCGCCTCATCGGAGCCGCGCACGGCATCGCGCAGGGCCTGCCAGCTTTCGAGCGGCGCGCGAGCCCCTTCGGCCAGATCGCGTGCGGCGCCGCGATAGAGGTTCGCGGACTCGAGCGCCCTGTTCGCCGCCTCGGTCAGACCGAGATCGGGCGCGGTGAGCGGGTTGTCCTCGAAGGCCCGGTCGAACGCCGCCTGCGCCGCCGTCGTCGCGGCACTGGCCGCGCCCTCGAAGCGGTTCTCGATCTCGCCGAGGTCGAGGTCGGGCACCAGCGAGATGCGGCGCTCGGACCCGAGGGCTTCGAGTCCCTGATTGATGCCGCCGATGAAGCCGTTGATGCGCGAGACCACGCCGTTCAGCATCGCCTCCACGCCGTCGACCAGGCTGTTCGCTGCCTGGAACGCCAGATCGCCGATGGCGGCGGGCAGCAGACCCCAGATCGCCTTGATCGCCTCGTAGGCGCCCTCGAACGTGTTCGCCGCCGTGTTGCCAAAACCGACGACACTCTCGATGGCGCTCTGCATGCTGGACGCGGCATCGGCCTTCAGGTCGAAGAACATCGCCGTGGCGGCTGCGCCAGCCGCGGCAGCGCCCATCCTGATCCGCTCCCACACTTCGACCGCGAGGTCCTTCAGGAGCGACATGGCTTCGCCAAAGCCGCCCGCACCGGAGACGAGGCGGGTGAACTGATAAACGAGCTCCCCCGCGCCGACGATCAGCGCCCCGATGCCCGTGCGGATCAGCGCGCCGCGCAGGACGACGAGCGCTGTGGCGAGACCTCGGACGGAAAGGGCAGCAGCGGCCATTCCAGCCACCCAGCGGCCTGCGAGGAAGGCGGCGAAGGTCGCGGCATAGGTGTTCAGGCGACCGATGTTGTCGAAGAGACCGCGAATGGCGATGCCGAGCGGGCCGGTGCGGCTGGCGACCGCCGCCATCGCGTTGGCGACGGCTTCCAGTGCCGGGGCTGCGGCGACGGCCAGCTGGTTCGACAGCCCGCGCCAGATCAGCCCGAGCCGGGAGATCGCATCGTTCGTCCGCTCGATCTGGTCGGCATCCTGCTCGGAGACGACGACACCGAAGGCGAGAACATCCTCCGTCGCCTGGCGCAGCGTCGCGGTGTCGATCCGCGACATCGCGATGGAGCCTTCCTCGCCGAAGAGCTGGCCCGCAACAGCCGCGCGCTCGGCGGCGGGCACGAAGCTCTCGATGGCGGCGTTGATCGCGCCGACGCGCTGGTCCAGCGGCAGCGCGATCAGGTCGGTGGCGGAAAGCCCCAGCCGGTCCAGCGCATCGGCGGCGGGGCCGGTCCCGGCGGCCGCCTGGCTGAGACGGCGCGTCAGATCCTTGGTGGCCTGCTCGATGCCGGACATCGACACGCCCGCTAGCTCGCCCGCCCGCTCAAGCGTCTGGATCGAGGCGACGGTGGTGCCGAGCGACTGCGCCAGCTTCGCCTGCGCATCCACCGTCTGCAGCCCGGACCGGATCATTGCCACACCAGCGGCGGCAGCGGCGGCCACCGCAGCAGCGGCGGCCACGCGCACCCGCCGCGAAAAGGCCGCGAGCCGGGCATTCGCCGCCTCCATCTCCCGGCTCAGCCGTCCGAAGCCGCGCGACCCGGCCTCGCCGACACCTTCCAGCTCGGCGCGCACCTGCCGTCCACCCACGGCCGCGAGGCGGACGCTAACCCGTTTTTCCGCCATGGGAGTGATCCATCTTTTCGTTGAGTTTGGTGACCATGACCGCCTCGATGACGGGCAGCAGTTCGGCCATGGCGAGCGGCGGCACCCCGAGCGCGTCCCCGAGCGCCAGCGCCGCCGACATGTCCCAGCCGATCACTGCGCCGGGCAGGACACGCAGTTGGCCGCCGAGGCGGCCGACGAGGTCCCAGACCTGCCAGCCTTCAGGCGTTTCCGGACGGTTCAGCCGCGCCGGGCAGTCTTCGCACGCCTTTTGGCAGGCGTCGCAGTATCGATCGCCCCCGCCGAAGGACCATTCGGCGAGAGCGCGGAGGCGTTTTTTTCCTGCTCCAGAAACAGGCCCTTGGAGACGTAAGCGAGCTGGAAGGCCTCGAAGATCGGCCAGACGTCGAGCAGCGCGTCGATGGCCTCGGGGCTGGGGTCTACGGGATTTCCCGTAGTGTCGCCGATGCCCTCCCAGGCGAGCACCGCTCGTCGTGCCAGCGCCTTGGCGAAGGCGACCGCGCGCTCCTCGTCGGACGCCTCCTCGGGCACCGCTTCGACGGCCGGATCGCTGCGCGTCGCCACCATCAGCGCCGTGGTCAGCGGGCGCAGCTGCACCCGGACGCCGGGGGCGAGGTCATGCCAGCGTGGCGCGTTGGTCAGGTCGAGCGTCAGCATCGTCAGTATACCTCAATGTCATTGATCAGGGTGGCGGTGCACATCCGGCCGACGACGCTGTCGCGCGCGGCCTGCCAGTCGAAACTCGCCTGCACGCCCTGCGGCCCGGAAATCTCGATGCGCGGGCGCGGCAGGTAGACGGCGTGCACGGTTAGGCGCAAGCTCTCGCCCGAAGGCAGGACGTAGGCGAATTCCATCTCGCACGGATCGCCATTGATCGCCTGCGTCACAAGCGTCTGGTCAGCGAAGCGCACCTCGATCCGGCCCGTGAGCGCCGCGATGGACGGGTCCGCCCCGTCGATGCGGCCGTCCGAGCGGATGGTCTCGATGCGGTCGAGGTTGTTGGCATAGGCGATCTCGGCCGAGACCACGTTGCCGAGGGCGGTCCCGTTCCGGGTGACCTGTCCGTTGAAATGCCCGAACCGCTTCAGCTCGAGCGCAGCGGGCGTGCCGGCGCTCGTGGTCGTGCCCACCGTCTCGCCCTGTGCCACCAGCCGGGCGGTGGCGGTCAGTAGGCCCGAGCGCTGGACCTGCCAGCTGAGCTGATCCAGCACGCAGCCGGAATACATCGCATAGCGCGGCACCTCGGGCATGGCGGTCTCGATGGACATCGAGGGCAGTGTCCATGATCCCGACTGGAACTCATGTGTGAACGGTCCCGGCGCGGTGCCGGTCGTTGTCGGATCGCCAAACGCCGCCTTCAGCCAGAAACCGAACGCCTCGGCGTCGAGCGGCACCACGACATCGCCGTCGGCCGTCACCGCATCCTTGATCGGCGCCAGCGGATCGCGGCCGTAGCCGAGCAGCTCCGAGTTCAGCAGCAGCTGCTCCGCGCCGAGCGAGGTGCTGGCGAAGGGCATGCGGGTGAAGCCGCTTGCGGGCGGCGTTCCATAAGTCGTCTCGAACGCAAGCGCCATCAGCGCCCGCGCCCCCTGGGCTCGTGCCATGGTGTTCTCCTCGGGTTGTCGGGGTCAGCCGAGCGGATCGGCCGTGGAATAATGCAGGACCACCGGGATCACGGCGGCCTTCAGGCTAGCCGCGCCCTCGACCGGCAGATCGACCGGCCGTGGCGCTTCCGCCTCGACCCAGTCGCAGAGCCCGCCCAGCGTGCGGTCGGCGGCGAGCGCCGTGCCGATCCTGGCGGTCAGCGTGTCGAAGGCGGCGTCACGGTCGGCGCCCTGCACGACCGCCTCGATCTCGGCCCGGTGCTGGTAATGGTAGCGCAGGGGCGACAGCGTGACCTCCGGCTCCCCCGGCTCGCCGTCGCGCAGGATCAGGAGGCCCTCCGCCGGCACGCGCTCGGGCAGAACCTCGCCGCGGAGCGCGGTCGCGGGCAGCACCGAGAGCCGCGCGTGCAGCGCGGCGAGGATGGTTTCGCGAGGGCTGGGCATAGTCTGTCGCTCGACTCGTGCTTGACGCTTGCTTCGACGGTGTTTGGATTGCCAAACGCCGCGAGGCACAAGGCGGCGCGAGGAAAAATGCTGCTTGATCCGCAACGCCTTGAAGGACAGCTCCGAGATGCGACAGCCGTAGACGCAGCCATCCGCGACGCCTACTTGATCTGCGCCCATGCTCAATTCCCTGACGGAACCACGGTGCGCCCTGCCGGACATGGCTACATCGAACGCGAGCTCCGTTTCAAAGCTAAAGGCGACTGGTTTCGTTCAGCGGTCCTCAATCAGAAGTGGGCCCTGTGGTACTTTCGGAAGCCGGCCCTGAATGCTGGGCTTATTGATCCGGGTAAGACCAAAGAGCGATTTCCCGCTTCGGAAGAAACGTCACGCGGGGAAATCAAGCTTCGCGTTCGTAGTTCGCCAGAGGCGCATGCTGGATTGAAATGGGTCGGCGCTGAATAATAAGCTCCGTCGAGCGGGCGGCGATTTCTTGAAGTGGTTACGCACTCACCGAAGCCGCACCTCTACCCAGTTCGCCACAATCATCCCTGGCATGCTGTCGAGCGCACGCTCGACGTCTCAGTCGAAGTCTAACCGTTTCAGCAACTGGTCCGGCGGCACCGGGAGGAAAACCGGCACTGGAGCGCATTGCAGCAAACTGCCAAGGAAGAAGGTAAACGAACATGATCGTTGGATAGGAATGACTTCGCGCGGCGTCCTCGACAGGCAGATCTACGCCCGCGGCGCTTACGCTTCGCACGCTCGCAAAGACCGCCCAGATTATGGTGGGATGGCGTCGCCGAAATGATGCTGGCAGCCAGCGTGTCGAAGGCGGCGTCACGGTCGGAACCTTGCACAACAGCCTCGATCTCGGCCGGATGCTGGTAATGGCAGCGCAGCGGTGAAAGCGTCACCTCAATCTCGCGCGGCTCGGAGAAGCCTCTAGAAATTGAACGATGCCGCCAAGCAATCCTGCATGCAGCGGCAAACTGGGGTCTCGGTAGTCGGCGAGCGGGTCTCTTTCCGAAAGAGCCTTTAGCATATGCGTGCCACCAGCAAGGTGAAGACGCCGCGCTTGCGGCATTGCTCGAACGAGCAAATCAGCGTCTTTAAGACGGACCTGTCGATCCGCGTCGCCTTGAACGATCAGCGCAGGCCCGCGCCATGTCGCAGCGACGTCGGAAGGATCATAGGAAAATAGGTCAATCAGGTATCCCTGCACGCTATCCACAAAAAGCGGCTGCAGGATCGGGGGTATGGACCCGGCTTCCCGGCGACGTCCGCCTTCAAGGTCGGTCACGATCGAGCGGATATCCTCCACTAACGGGGCATTGTGCGGATTGCCTTCCAATTGCTCGATCAGGAGCTCGCCGGCCGGGCGCCCGGGTGTCGCAAGGAGAATTAGGCCGCAAAGATTGGCAGGCGCATTTTGCGCGGCGACAAGGGCCACCAGCCCCCCTTCGGAATGTCCTGCAATCCAGACACATGGAGCAAGGTCCGACACAAACCCAACCCAATTACGGACATCTTCGGCATAGGCTGAGTATTCCACGCGCATGTGGCCATCGATTCCATGAACATGTGGCCATCGATTCCACGAACATGTGGCC